CGCCCGACCGGGCCGATGAACTAACCCTGGCGCTATCCTAGAAGCAGGCCAGACATGACATACGCTGAACTCACGCAGCAGATCCAAGACTACGTCCAGTCTGACGAGACCACGTTTCTCGCCAACCTGGACGCCATTATTCAGCTTGCAGAGCAGCGTATCAACAGAGATGTAAAGTCTCCTGACTCCAGGGTGTCTACTACTGGCACGGTGAGTTCTCAGACCATCGCGACTCCTAGTGATTTCGTGATGCAACTGAGCCTCTTCGTTAGCATTGGTGGCATCCAGACTGGCCTGCTTCTCAAGGAGCCTTCGTATCTGACGGAGGCTTACGGTGTGACGGCGCATTCTGCTGGTACTGCGGGCGCTCCCGCGTACTACGCGATTCAGGCGTCCAGCGACAGCAACACGACAATCCTTGTAGCGCCATCTGCTAGCACTCCGTACACCTACACCCTCTACTACTACAAGACCCCGGACACGATTGTTGGCGCTAGCAGCAATACAACCTGGGTCAGCACCTACTTCCCGCAGGTTCTGCTGTACGGGTGCCTCGTGGAAGCCTACTCGTTCCTCAAGGGTGACCCGCAGATGCAGCAGCAGTACGAGAAGCTGTATCAGCTTGGCCTGATCGAACTCAAGAACGTCTGCGAGGACGAGCAGCGCATGGACAACTACAGGAACCCTGACAGCAAGAGGAACATTGGTTAACCATGGCATTCACTGGTAGCTATGTAACAGACTCATTCAAGGAGCAGCTTCTCCTTGCGGTACACGACTTCTCTACGGACGTGATTAAGATCGCTCTGTACACAAGCTCTGCGACCATCGACAATACCACCACTGCCTACAGCGCCACCAATGAAGTCTCTGGCGCTGGGTATACTGCTGGCGGGGAAACGCTGACGGCTACTGTTACGCCTGACGGGATCTACGCTATCCTGGACTTCGCTGACATTAGCTGGACCAGCGCCACGTTCACCTGTCGCGGCGCTTTGATCTACAACTCCTCCAAGTCGAACAAGTCGATCTTCGTCCTAGACTTCGGCACCGACAAGACTGTTTCCGGCGGCACCCTGACTGTCCAGTTCCCGACCGCAAACTCGAACACTGCGATTGCTGTTATCAGTTCTGTCACGAACTGACGCTACCTAGCTTGGTGATCAACTAATGCCTTCTACATACACCTCAAACAATAAGATCCAGAAGATCGCTACGGGCGAACAGTCTGGTACTTGGGGAAACACAACGAACACCAACTTCGATCTGTTCGATACAGCAATCGACGGTTTCGTTAGCATCACCCTGAGCGGCACCACGCACACCCTGAACATCCCTGACGGTTCTGCCGGGGACGGGCGCAACAAGGTTCTTGTCTTCACGGGTACACTCGCTGCTACCAACACCATCAGCGTCACTCCGAACACCGTCAAGAAGCACTACTACGTTCAGAACAACACCACTGGCGGGCAGAACATTGTCCTCTCGCAGGGTTCTGGATCTAGCGTAACGGTCAAGCCTGGGTACTCCTCTATTGTTTATCTCGACGGCGCTGGGTCTGGTGCCGCAGTTAAAGAGGTTCTCACTAGCCTGAAGCTGACGGCGCTCCTTGAGGCTACGGGTGCCGTTCTCAACGGGTCCAGTTCCGGCAGCACTACTCTCCAGGCTAGTGCTACCGCTTCCGGCACTCTCACTCTTCCTGCCGCTACCGACACTCTCGTCGGCAAGGCTACTACCGACACCTTCACGAACAAGACCTTCGACACCGCTGGCACGGGCAACGTCCTGCGGATCAACGGCACTCAGGTCAGCGCCGTAACGGGCACGGGTTCTGTCGTTCTTGCCACCTCCCCCACGTTGGTCACCCCTTTGCTGGGTACGCCTACGTCTGGCACGTTGACGAACTGTACCGGGCTTCCTGTCTCGACCGGGATCTCTGGTCTTGGCGCGAATGTCGCTACGTTCCTGGCGACTCCTTCCAGCGCCAACCTTGCAAGCGCCGTAACGGATGAGACTGGGTCTGGTGCGTTGGTGTTCGCAACCTCTCCGGTTCTTGTCACCCCGATTCTTGGCACTCCGAACTCCGGCAATCTTGCGAATTGCTTTGGGTATAACGTGAATGTGCTGGCTGGTGCCGGGACCGGGGTTAGGGAAGCACTCGCTGTAAACGTAGGAACTGCTGGATCTTTTGTTGTCAACGGTGGGGTTCTCGGCACTCCTTCCTCTGGCACTCTGACGAACTGTACAGGCTTGCCTGTTAGTACCGGGATCTCCGGCCTTGGGTCCGGTGTTGCTACATTTCTAACTACTCCTTCCAGTGCGAATCTGGCCGCTGCGGTAACGGACGAGACGGGTACTGGGGCGCTTGTGTTCGGCACCTCGCCTACGATTGCGACTCCGACGCTTACGACGAGCGCAACTGTTCCGCTTGTCATCGGCGGCGCGGGTACCACCTCTACCCTTACCCTGCGGTCCACATCTGGCGTCGGCACGACTGGCGCGGATATTATCTTCCAGACGGGTAACAACGGCGCGACTGAGGTAATGCGTCTTCAGAACGGTGGGAATGTTGGCATTGGGCGATCTCCTAGTTATAAATTTGATGTGAATGGAGTTGTGACCCGATCTGGAGATACTGGAACTGCTTCCTATTTGCAAATTGGCGCGAACGCTACTGATTTAAACAACTACTTGATCGGGTGTGAGGCTGGATCGTTTGTCTTTTACCAGGGCAGGTATGGGGGTTCAACCTCTGAGCGCATGCGTATCGACTCCAGCGGTAATGTCGGTATTGGAACGTCGAGTCCGAGCACCTATGATTCCAAGTTGGCTGTAAATGGGAATATCGGCCTGACTACTATCGGTCAAAAATTCTACCCTTATTACATCAGCGCTACTAACAACAACTACATATCATCTGCTGTTGGTGGTGAGATGGTGTTTGGCACTGGCACATCTTCCCCATCCGAGCGCATGCGTATCGACTCCAGTGGCAACGTCGGTATTGGAACGTCGAGTCCGACAGCAAAGCTCAACGTCCTGTCAAACAGGGCATTGGTGACATACGGGCAGGTCTGGGATTTCTATAATGGTGGGAGTTTTGAGAACTCAGTTGTATTGGGTTTTAATGGGTCTGCATCTATTTTTGGCAACTTTCAGAGCTATCCGCTTACATTCCATACAAACGCTACTGAGCGCATGCGTATCGACTCTAGCGGTAACCTGCTGGTCGGCACCACTTCTGCTCTCGCCAGATTAACAGTATCCGCAGGGACAGCCGCAGGAGCCGTTGCCAATATCACCTCCGGACAAACTGGCACAACTGTCCGGTCCAACTCTGTCCTCCGTATTCAATCTGAAGCCGCCGGGCGCGATGTCCACATGCAGTTCTCCGACAACGTAGCCAACGCTACCGAAATCGGCATGATCTCGGGGAGTACCTACTTCTGTACCGGCGCTGCCGAGCGCATGCGTATCGACTCCAGCGGCAATGTCCTAATTGGATACACCACCTCAAATGGATCGTACCTGCTTCAAGTCAACAGCCAGATCTTCGCTACCAATGCCACAATCGCTACCTCTGACGGGCGCTACAAAGAGAACATCTCTTCAATCAAGTCTGGGCTGGATGTAGTCGGGAAGCTCAATCCCGTATCGTTTACCTGGAAGCAGCATGAGATTCACAATTTTGACAGTGGTACTCAGGTTGGCTTTATCGCTCAGGATGTCCAGGAGGCGCTGGCCGACGAGCCGTACCTTGAATCCATTGTGAAGCGCAATGAAGTTGAGCTAAAAGACGGGACCAAGGAAGAGTTCTACGGGCTGTCTGACGCCAAGCTGATCCCCATTCTGGTCAAGGCTATCCAAGAACTCAAAGCAGAGATCGACATTTTAAAAGCAAGGAACTAAACATGGCAATCACCTACGATTGGATCTTCAACCCCCTCACTGTCAAGCCCGCAGAAGGCTCTCTGACGGACGTAGTGGTCGTCGTCGACTGGCGGCGCACGGCTACTGACGGCGCGTACTCCTCGTCTTGCTACGGCCAGATCACCCTCGGCCCCCCGAACCCCGCCGCCTACACCCCGTTCAACAGCCTGACGAAGTCTCAGGTCCAGGGTTGGGTTGTCTCGGCGCTCACCCAGGCTACCGTCGATCAGTTCGATGTCAGCTTGGCGAAGGAAATCGAAAACCAAAAGAACCCTCCCACTGTCCCAATGCCCCCGCCGTGGGATACTCCTTCTAACTGAGGTCTTCAATGTACAAGTCTGAATCTGCCGACTTCATCTCTAAGCTCCTGCACGGTGTCACTGCCGCGCACATGCTTCACCTTATGACAAAAGGCCCTGGTAGCTACGCTGCTCACAAGGCTCTCGGCTCTCTGTACGAAGGGCTTGGAGATAAGGCTGATTCCCTCGCTGAAGAGTGCATGGGCGTGCATGGTGTGATTGAGTCCTTCCCTTCTGAGAAGTTCTCAGCGCCGAAGAATCCCGTGTCGTTCGTAGAGGAACTCTACCGCTATGTCACGGACAATCGAGACAAGGTCGGGCAGGAGTCTCACCTCCAGAATACTGTAGACGAGATCCTCTCCCTACTCGCCTCCACCATGTATAAACTGAGAAACCTAGCGTAAGGATACATCATGTCTTTCATGTCGAAGCTCAAGGGGTTCTTCTCTCCACGGTCTGTATCCAAGTTCTACGGATACGTCTCTTCTGTCTACCCGATTGTTGAATTCATCGCTATCGCGACCCCCACGAAGATGGACGACCAGATCGTCGCTGTCGCCAATCAGCTTGGGGTTAAGGCTATGCTTGAAGGCTCCGTGCCGAAGGGTGAGGTCCTGAAGAACATCGCAGTACAGGCCGCTCGAAAGAAGATGCCCGAGGTCCCTGCGGAGATTGTAGTCAGAGCCGTTGAGGCTGCGTATCAGCAGATGAAGGCTCGTGAGTTCTCGCAATAGCTTGTACAATGTCAGATGAGGTATCAACATGACTGATCAGTTCATCTACATTGACAACGAAAAGGTTCACTTCAGTGAGCTTAACGAAGAAGAGAAGTACTTGGTGTCCCAGATCAACGACATCAACAACAAGTTGGCGCAGTTGCAGTTCAGCGCCGATCAGTTGAATGCTTCTAAGGGTGCTTTCAGCGCCAAACTCATCGCCAGCAGGAAGAAGGAAGAGCAGGAAGTCAAAGAACCCGCTCTCGTCTAGGAATGCCGCTCGTCAAAATTCAACCTAAACCGGGAATCGTCAAGGACGTTACAGAGTACTCTTCGGAGGGCTTCTGGTATGA